CTGCAGCAGATCAAGCGCAAGCTGCCAGGGGCTGCAGTCTTTACATCTGGGCCTACCAAGCCTCCATCCTACTGGACCGAGTACTGCTCCAAGCAAGACGAATTTTTTCACGAACATGGCACTCCGCCTACGGAGGAGGAATACCTGGCCCAGTGCCCGAAGGGCCAGGGCACGCGCACCGACCTGCTCGCTGTGAAGAAGAAGCTGGAAGAGGGCACCAACCTCGAGGACCTGCAGGGGGAAGACGAGCACTTTTCCACCGTCGCGGTTCACGGCAAGTTCCTCGCCCAGTACCAGTCACATTTGAAGCGCCGCAAGGGCTTCCAGGCTCCAACAGTCAAGGTCATCTATGGCCCGACCGGCACGAACAAGACCCGGACGGCCTACGAAGCATGTCCCCCTGGGGATACGTTTATCTGGTCCCCTCAGATGGGTTCCTGGTTTGACGGTTACAGCGGCCAGTCCCACGTCATCTTTGACGAATTCCGCGGCCAGATTCCTTGGGGTATGCTCCTGAACATCACCGACGGCTATCCTACCAAGGTTCAAGTTAAGTGCGGCATGGTACATTGGTCTCCTACTGTGATCTACTTTACGTCCCCGGTTCCTCCCCAGGACTGGTACACCAACACGAACGCTCGAGACAACTTTGCGCAGCTGATGCGCCGCATCACAGAAACGAAGTGCACGGACTCACTACCCACGCACACGGACCAATTCTCGGACGATGCGTCGGCGTAGCTATGCTTATCGCAAACGTAAGAGAAGTGCTTACCGTATTAAGAAACGCGCTCGATCTCGTACTAGGGTGTTTAGAGCTCTCTCCAAAAAGCCGGAGATCAAAAGTCTCACGGTCCTCCTTACCGGAGAAGACCTCGGACCCTCAATTAGCCAGGACTTTAACTGGGTCTACGGTGGCGGCCTGACCGACCAGCCCGATAGCGGCGGTTACATAGTTAAGCTGATTGACGCACTGCGAGTAAAGCAAGGAGTGACGAATCACGAGCGCGTCGGCAATCGGATAGTCATCAAAAGCTGCATGATTAAGGGCTATGTCATGTCTGAAGGCTATCGAGCCCTGGCTGATCCTGTCACGTTGCAGCCTGCAAATCCGTACACCGAGCCATTCACAGTCAGTCTCGTCGCGTACAAGTACAAGACACGCAATGACGAAACACCGGAGTACCTCAAGCAGCGGACCAACCTCACCATGGGACCCGTCGAGTCCACCGCCAAGAACCAGCTGCTACCCTGGAACACCGAGGCTTACAAGTTCCTTAAGTTCAAGCGCTTTAAGCTCAAGGGACCCACCACCGCTTACACGGATGTGTTGGCCGCGTCCGGACAGCCCGCTGATAACGTCCTCCTTGAGAATCCCGTTACGGGAGATGCAACCAATCCAATGTTCCGAACGTTCAAGTTTAGGCTACCGACCGCACGCGTCTGGGTTTTCAGCGACGGGAATGACATAGCCCGCAACACCTGGGCTAATCTTGGGGTATACTCGTTGAACGCGTCCGGGTCAGGTCCAGACGCTCGTGAAGCACGTGCTCGCATTTACATGACTGCCACACTCAGATACACAGACGCATAGGCACGCACACATGCCGTTCGTCAACACGAGCTACGACCGCCGCCGCCGTCGTATCTATGCCGCCACTGCATCTCGCGATGCACATCGCGTCCGTCCGCTTCGCAACGTATCTCGTGCCGAGAAGCTGTACCGCATTGCACGTCGTGTTTTGACCTGCATGCAGAATCGCAGTGACATGACGGCAGAAGCATTCATGCGCCAGGGCATGCGTCACGGGTTTACCCGTTTTGAGATCGAACGACAGATGGTGATCATCGATCATGCCCAACGCGGCATACGTTACCGCACATCGGGCGGTCTGCACTTAGTCAACCGTTTAATGAACGTTGATACTCGGTATCGTTAAAAATCAGAATTGTGAAAAAGCATTTTTCCGAACCTAGGACTTAGGTTATTAGGGTTAGGGATTAGGTCGTTAGTTTCCACCTCCTCCCCGTGGACGTGACCCGGACGCGGCCACGCGCCGCGCCCACAAGTGTCGGGGGACGAGTCGCCTAGGTCTATATTACTAGGCGACTTGTTATCAAACACCTGTTATCATGCCCACCAAGCACCAGTGGTTTGTGTTCACGCACAACAACTACTGCGCGGACGACGAAGACAAGTACGTCAACCTGCCATGGGCCACGTACGTCATCTTTGGCAGGGAGACCGCCCCGAGCTCGGGGACACCGCACCTCCAGGGCGCCCTCTGGATTCCGGAGCCAAGAACGCTGCAGCAGATCAAGCGCAAGCTGCCAGGGGCTGCAGTCTTTACATCTGG